AGCACGTTAACAGAAAAAACTGACAATTCAGATATTAAAAAAGCTATCGCAGACGTTGAGGCTAAAATCGAGGGTTTAAAAGAAAGCAAATCAAACCCAACAACAATTAAGTCTTTAGGTCAAGCTATTACTACAGCTTACGAAAAGTCTATTGACAGAATTAAGGAGTTAGTAGAAAAAGGAGGAACGGCTAACCTTGACGTTAAAGCAGTAGGCGATATGACTATCGACGGAAATTATAGCGGTGGAGTAGTTGGGCTTTCTGATTTGGAGCAAGGAGTTACAAGAATTGTAAGAAGAAAACCTTTTTTAAGACAATTGATCAATTTAGGGACAACTTCTTCAAAATATGTAACTTACATTGAACAAGCTAACCCAGAAGGAGGGGCTGGAATGACAGCAGAAGGAGCTTTAAAATCTCAAGCTGACTTTGATTTAATAGAAAGAAATGCAGTAACTAAAAAGGTTACGGCTTGGATAAAAGTTTCAAAAGAAATGATTGCTGATTTACCTTTTATGCGTAGAGAAATTGATACTGAATTAATGGAGCTTGTAGCGTTAAAATTAGACGAGCAAATCTTGAGCGGAGACGGTACTGGTAACAATTTAGTTGGTATTTTAGCAAACGCTATTTCTTGGAGTGCTGGAACATTTGCAAACGCAATTACAGAGCCAAACAATTTGGACGTTTTAAGAGTTGCAATTTCACAAATTCAAGGGGCTAATTTTGAGCCGAACTATATCTTAATGAACCCTATTGATGTGGCTGATTTTGATATGACAAAAACGGCTCAAGGAGAGTACACTCAACCAATGATTTACACAGATAATTCTGGAGTAAAAAGATACAACGGTATTCAAATTATTGAAAATACTGGAGTAACGGCTGGGGACTTTTTAGTTGGTGACTTTACAAAATCAAACTTAAGATTGCGTGAAGATATGAACATTCAAGTTGGTTTTGTTAATGACGATTTTACAAAGAACTTATTTACTATTTTATGTGAGGCAAGAGCTACTCACTACGTTAAATCTAATCATTTCGGAGCGTTTGTTAAAGGTACTTTTGCAACTTCAAAAACAGCTTTAACTCCAGCGCCTTAATTTAATTAACAAGGGGCTTTAATTAGCCCCTATTTTATAAACACTAAAATTTAAAATATTATGTCTTTAGGTTGTAAATGTGATAGCGGACTTTCAAATACTGGAGTACCGAATTGCGTAACGTTACAAAGTGTAACGTCAAAATTTATTATGGTGCCGTTGGAAGATTCAACTGGCGCAAAAAATTATATTGATTTAACAGCTACGTTGGATCAAGCATATTTTGAGGCTTTAGTTAATCAAGCAGACGCTTCAAAAAGATTTTTTCCTTTACCTTTATTGGAAAACGTTGCTCTTGAAAAAGGGGACAGCACATTCGAGGAAGCTCCGAGCGGTCGTAAGGTATTTATTAAACAAGCTAAACGCTCTTTTGCTGGGGAATTATGGGAAGCAACTCCTCAATTATTATCAAAAATTCAAGATAATAGATGTGTTGAGTTTGGTATCTATATCGTTGACGTTAACGGATCATTGGTTGGATCAAAAGTTGGGGATAAGCTTTACCCTATACCAGTAGATAACCAAAGTTTTGACGCTCGTTTAATGTATGCGACAGACACAACAGTACAAAAATTAATGGTTTCTTTTGATTTTTACCGTTTATTTGATGAGGGTACGTTGTGGCTAATTACATCGGACGAAGTAATGGACTTTAATTTATTGGAGGGACTTTTAGACGTTGAAATGGAAAAAGTTTCTGCAACTCAAACAGATTTAGTTTTAGACGCTACTTTAATGTATGGAACGGCTTTAAATCCAATTAAAGTGTCTGGTTTAGTTTTAGCAGACTTTACGCTTTCAGACGCTTCAACTGGTGCAAATATTTCTTTATTATCAGTTACGGCGGTAGCTAATAGATATACTTTAACTTTTGCAAGTCAAACGGCTGGTTTACCAGTTGAGGTAAAAGTCCAAAAAACTGGATACGTTGGCGAATTGTTAACAGATTTATCATAAATTTGTAAAGCAATTTTACAAATTATAGTTTTAGAGGGGTGGCAGAAATGTCACCCTTTTTTTTTACCTTTGATTTATGGTTGATTTATTTAAAACAAGGTTAGGAGAAACGTTAAAAAGAACAAAAGGTTTAAGTGATAGGAACGCTTGGTTTGAAGCTTTTGATACTATTTTAAAGGTTAAAATTCTTGACTGGGTTAGATATGACCAATTAATGAAAGGTGTTGATGAAAACGATCAAATAATGGGGCTTTATTCGGAAGTTACTCAAATGATAAACCCAACTAAACAAGCTGGAACTCCTTACACGCTTTACGATACTGGGGAATTTTATCGGTCTTTATTTATGGTTATTTTATTAGATAGCTTTATAATTGACGGAGACGATGAGAAAATAGACGAGTTTGGCAACGTTACAAGGCTTTTCGATTGGTTAGGTAATGGAATAGTCGGACTAAACGAAAAAAGCCGTCAAAAGCTAAAAAACGAGATAATAATAAAATTTAATAAATATGTCAGAAAAATTTTACAAATCGATTGACGAGTTACCTTTGTATAATTGGCAAAAAATAAACGAGGGCGAGCTTAATTATTTATTGATTGATCCAAAACAAAAAGAAAGCGAAAAAAAATTAAATGAAGCTTATGAGTTAATTTATGATGATTTTCTAAAAGAGTTTGGAGTAGGTAAAAAGCAAAAAGAAGTTTTTAACGAAATGAAAAAACTGGCTTTGTTGGAATGCGATTTAGTTATTAAAGGAGATGAGTTTATAAAAACAAAAATAGAAATTCAAAAGGCAAAAATTGAACAATTAAAAAAGGGGGCTGATATAGGAATGACAACCGACAAAACTTTAATATATTTGTCGAAGTGGTTAGGCTACAAAATAAACGCAAAAGAAACGACTGTAAAAGAATATTATAATATTTTAGAGGAATATGGCAAAGCAAATAAAAAGTAACGAGATATACGAAAAAGATATATTTCAAAATCTTATAAAGAGCGCAGACGAGAGTATAAAAAAACTTGAGTTGATGAACGAGGAGTTTGTTAAAATGGCTGGCACAATTAAAAAAGCTATGTCTGGAGCTAAATTTAACACAACAAAAGAATTAAATGAGTTTGTAAAAAGCACAAAAGAAGCCACAAAAGTAAGCGAACAGCAAGCGAAAGCTTTACAACAAATTCAAAAATTAGAAGCCCTAAAGCTAAAAACAGAACAAGAACTTGAAAAGGTTAACCAACAAAAAATAAAAACGCAAACAGCACAAAATAAGGAAGCGGAAAGACAAGCAAAAGCTCAACAAAAAAGCGTAAAATTAGCGAATGATGAGGCAAACGCTTATAAAAAACTTGAAAAAAATACAAGGGAATTAAAAAACGAAAGTAAACGTTTAGGGGCGGAGCTTTTAAATTTAGAATTAAGCGGAAAAAAGAACTCAAAAGCTTATAGAGATTTAGAAGCGCAATATAGAAAGGTAACAAGATCGGCACAGCAAGGGGACGCTCAACTTAAAAAATTAGATCAAACCGTAGGGGATAATTTTAGAAATGTCGGAAACTATAAAAGTGCTTTAAATGGTGTTAGAAATGCGCTTTCTCAACTTGGGCTTGCGTTTGGTGTATTTCAAGGAATTAAAAGCTCTTTTAATATTATTAAGGACTTCGACCAAGCGCAAGGAGATTTACAAGCTATTTCTGGTAAAACAAAAGACGAGCTTGCTGGCTTAACTCAACAAGCCAAAGATTTAGGAGCTACAACGCAGTTTTCAGCGACTCAAATTACTGAAATGCAGATTGAACTTGCGAAACTTGGTTTTACGAGTGAGCAAATAACTCAATCAACAGAGGCGGTTTCAAATTTTGCGAGTGCTACTGGTGTAGAAATTGCGAGGGCTTCGGCTTTGGCTGGTGCTGGTTTAAGAATGTTTAATCTTGACGCTTCCGAAATGGAGCGTGTGGTTTCTGTTTTAGGAGTCGCAACAACGAAAACAGCCTTAGATTTTAGCAAATTAGAAACTGGGCTTTCAACAGTCGGACCAGTAGCTCAAAGTTTCGGCTTTTCTATTGAAGATACGACGGCTTTGTTAGGGCAGTTGGCGAACTCTGGTTTTGACGCCTCGAGTAGTGCAACGGCTTTGCGTAATATCTTATTGAATTTAGCAGATAGTAACGGAGCTTTAGCTGTTGAACTTGGTAAACCTATAACAAGTGCGGACGATTTGGCTGGAGCGTTAAAAGAGTTACAAAACAGAGGAATTGACTTGGCGAGTGCTTTAGAATTAACGGACAAGCGAAGCGTATCGGCGTTTAATACATTTATACAAGGCTCCGGGGACTTAGTTGAATTAAGGGATAGTATAACAGATGTAAACGACGAGCTTAAAGCTATGGCAGAAAAAAGGCTTGATACTATTAGCGGTCAGTTTACATTATTGCAGTCAGCTTGGGAGGGCTTTATTTTATCGGTAAATGAGGGGTCTGGAGTTGGTAACACAATAAAAAGTTTATTATCATTTTTAGCAAAAAATTTACCGAATATAATAGGTTGGATTTCAAAGCTTGCTATCGGTTACGGTGTTTTATTAGTTAAAACAAAATTATTAAACGGAAGTTTTGGAAATTTAGGACGTAATATTTTAGGTTTAGTAACTGGAACGCAAAAATTAAATAGTGCTAATATAATGGCAAGCCGTTCAGCTCAAGCTTTAGGTCGTGCGATGAAAAGCATAGGTTTTGTGGCTGTTATTGGGTTGGCTGTTGATTTAGCAAAAGCTTTGTATGATGTAGCGAGTGGGGCGTACGAGGCAGAATATGCTCAAAAAGTTTTAGCAAAAGCCCAAGATGAAGCAGATAGAACAGCCACAAATAGAATAACTCAAAGACAAAAGAATTTAGAAAAAGAAATTTCTAATTTGCAAAGGTTAAGAAATGAGAATAAAATTACAGAGGAGGAACTTTTAAAGCAAAAAGAAAGTAATATTAAAAAAACAAAAGAGCAAATAAAAAACGACATTAAACAAGTTGAAACAACAAATAAAAGCGTAGAGGAACAAATTAAAAAGTTTAAAGAATTATCAAAAAGGGTTAAATATTATCAAGATAGTAGCGGAAAAACTATAACAATAGAGCAAAAAATATCAGAATTAAATGCTCAAATTTCTGGAGGGAACGTTAAAATAGAAGAATACAATAAAGAGCTTGAAAATATAAACGAAAATTTAAAAGATGCTACAAGCGAAATAATTGTAAATAAAAACGCTTTCAAGTTAAAAAGTGAAGAAGATAAAAAGAATAAAAAAACAACAAAAGAATTAAATACAGAATACAGCGAAATAAACAAGGTTATAAGCGAACAGACGAGACTTTTAAATGAATTGAATAAAATCTATTTTGAACGTCAAACAATGGCTCTGGACGTAAAAACAGAGGAGGAATTTAAAAGACAATTATATTTAGCAGAAACAACTGGAGAGGCAAACGTTGACCTATTTGAAAGTTATTTGTTTGAGGCAAACAAATTGAGAGTTGAATACGCAAAGCAAAACACACTTTCATTAATACAACAACAGCAAGAAGATTTTGAGAATGAGAAAAAGCAAAAGCAAAAAGAACTTGATGAGGAAAGGGAAAAGCTTTTAAGCCAGAAAGGTTTAACACAAAAAGCAAAAGATGAGATAAACGATAATTATTTAGAGAAACAAAAAGAGCTTGACGGAGAGCTTGAAACTTTGGCAAAAGATAACGAGCTAAAAAAGAAAATAATTGCAGAAAATGGAGCGAACGAATTGCTTGAAATTGAAAAGGATAAAAACGATAAAATAAACGATTATAACGACCAAATAAACGACGCTCTGGGGCAATACGGAGAGGGACAAACAAAACAAGCAGAAAAGGAAGCAAAGGACAAACTCGACAAACAAAAAGAATATTATAAAAGAGTTGATGAGCTTGCTAAACTTTCAGCCGATTATTTTATAAAACAAAGTCAAAAGAAGATCGAGCAAATAGATAAAGAAATAAATGCTTTAAATCAACAAAAAAGCTTTTTAGAACAGTTGGCAGTTGAGGGTAATTTGACAGCAGAAAAATCACTTGCGCAAAATGAGAAAATGTTAGCAGAGGCAAACAAGAAAAAAGAGCAAGAATTGAAGAAACAAGAGCGAATAAAATTAGCTGAAAGCGTTTTTAGTACATATATTGCAAACTTAGAAAATAAAGAGGGCAACGCTTTAGTTAAAACAATTTCAGACATATCTGTTTTAACTTCTTTTATTAACTCTTTACCAACTTTTTATGAGGGTACTGAAACAACGGTTGGCGAAGCTTTAGGAAGTCCACAAATGCAAGGAAAAGACGGTTATATTGTAAGGGTTGACGGCTCGGAGAAAGTTTTAAACCCAGAGTTATCCAAAATGACTGGAAGCTTAACAACTTACGAAATAGCAAAAATTTCAAGCGATTATTTGAAAAATAAAAATATGATTAATGGAGCGCAAAGCTTACAAATTAATCAATTTAATGACGGCGTTTTAATCAAAAAAATAGATGAATTAAACGCTACAATTAAAAACAAGCCAGAAACTAATATTGAAATGGGCGAAATTGTGGGTGGTGTTATTCATTTAATTGAAAGCCAACGAAAAGGTAAAGATGTAACAAGAAATATAAGGAGGTTTAAATAATGAAACATTTTATAAATAATACAGAGGTAACTCCGAGAAATAACTTTGATATAGGGCTTTCGGTTGACTTTTCGGCTCGACTTGATGAGGTTAAACTTACGAGCGATACGGTTGTTTTAGCAAATGAGGGGCGAAAGTTAATAATGGATCACTTACAAAATATAGGGCTTTGTGAGGGGTTGCCGTATGATATTCAATTTAATTCTGGGGCTTTAATAAATTTATACGCAGACTTTACCGACGGCTTTGTGGTTAAAGATAGGGACGTAGAAATAAGGCTTAAAAAAAGATTTGAACACGATAATTTTTTCGATAATGCGGAGGGCTTAACATTTGATTATTTAGCGACACAGTTAAGTATTGCAGAGCGTGAAGTTGGTTATTTTATTTTACCTCAAGACGCAAAAGCTCAAGCGTTAATGGTGTCTTTGTCTTTGTTTACAATTTCAATTTCAATAGCTCAACAAACAAAAGAGGTGGCAAAAACAACAAAGGAATTTGTCGCAATTGCTGGCTATGGTTTTTCGGCTATTGGTAAAATTATCGAGGCTGGTTTACAGTTGGCTATACAAATAACGTTTTTAGCTGTTTTATTGGTGCAAGCTGTTAAGTTAACGCAAAGGTTAAAAGAGCTTGTTTTTCCTAAATTAAGATATTTTAAATGTTCAACTTTTTTAGAACTTTGTAAAAAGGGCTGTCAATATTTAGGTTATAGTTTTAAAAGCTCGATCTTAGAGGGCGATTATCAAGATTTAGTTTGTTTACCAATACCGCGAAATAGAGATACTAAAAAATGGTATAATGTTTTCGAGAATGATTTAAACCAAGCTTTTCAAAATGGCTATCCAAGTGCAAACGATACGACGCCAACTTTAGGAAGCTTATTTGTAGCTCTTGAGGATATGTTTAACGCAAAGGTGCGGATAGTTGACGGCGTTGTAAATTTGGAGCGTTGGGATTTTTACTATAATAAATCGCTTTATAATATTAATTCAAGTTTGGTTTTACAAAGTGAAGCGCAAAACCAATATAGCTATGATTTTAGCCGTAATTTTAATACTTATTTAATTCAATATTTAACTGATTACAGCGATCTAAACACAATTGACCGTTTTGAATATTCAATAAACGAATATAGAGCGGAAGTAAATAACCCAGCAAACAAAGATTTAAACCTTTTAAAAGGTTACACGAATATAAGCGTACCTTTTGCTTTGGCAACTCCAAAAACGAGCGAGAATTGGCTTGACAAACTTTATAGAGGGCTTTTTGAAGTATTAAACAAGCTTTCAAAAAAGAATATACCAAAAGAAAATCGAATTGGATATTTACAGTTAACGCAACAGTATTTTTCAATAACGAAAGCTTTTATTCATAATCAAGGGACAAAAATTTCAAGTGTTAGTGATGATCTAATAAAGCCGTCTAAACTTTGGGATAAATTTCACGAAATTAACAGCCCTTTAAACTTTCAATTCATTATTAAGGACAACGTAAAAATCCAAATGAATGGAGAAAAATTTAACCAATTACTCGGAAATAATTACGCTGTTATTGACGGAATTGAAAGCGAAATTTTAAAAATGGAATATTTTGACGAGTTAGGCTATGCAGAAATAACATTTAGACAGCCTAACAACTTATTCAAAGTTAATGCAAAAATAACAAAAGTTTATTAAATTTGATTTATGGATAATTTAGAACAATTAGAGGAACAAATTAAAGAAAACCAAAAAAAGCTATTAAATGAGCTTGAAAAGGTTTTTTATAGTGATGAAACAAGCGCAGAAGAAAAAAAGAAGATCGAAAAAATAATAAATCAAAATAAGCTTTTAAGCCTTGCTTTAGATAACAAAGATATTGCACAAATAAATAACATTTATAACACTTTATTAAATGCCGACAACAATAGATAATATTCAATTTACTGATATTTACGGTAATATTAGCCCAACATACAAATTTAATGCTGGGGACTATGTTAAAACTGAAATAAACGTTGGTATTACTTGCGTTTTTGTTTGCTCGGTAACACAAAACCAACCAAAATACTCGGCTTTAACTGGAGAGGTTACAATTCAAAATGCTGACTGGTATGCGGAGGGCTTTCGTGTTGGCGATACAGTTACATTTTTAAACGTTTCAAGCTCAAATGTAGTTACAGCGACTTATAACCTTGTTATAACTTCAATACCTCAAACGGACACGATTATTTGTTCTGGTTTACCAAATGGAAACGTAACGCTTTCTACTGATTCTATTTGGGTATTTTATAAAAATGCTACAAAGGACGAAATTGAACTAAATTTAAATTGGATTTCTTCAACAGATGTTTCAACGGCTCCGACAATGGATAGTTTAATAGATAACGAGACTATTAAATTAGTTGTTAACTCGGTTTCAAGCTTGGCAGTTTCTGGAACTGATAACCTTACGCAAGTAGGAAAAAAAAGCGGAGCTTATGGAGTTACAAGTGCAATAATTGAAAGGTTAGCCGATAGTACATACGCAAACGCCACTAAATACAATTATAAAATAACGATTGAATTAATTGATAATGGCGTTTTATTTCCAGACGAATATCAAGGCTCTGACTGTCTTAAATTAGTGGCTAAATTAATCGGAAAAGTAAACAACGGCGACGCAAAAGGGCAAGAAGTTTTTTACTATGCAAGTGCTAACTCTGGTTGGTTTAACGAGGCTT